CGCTTTAGCAGTTCAAAATTATTCAAGTAAATATTTTAGTGGTGGTGCTTCAATGAGTGGTATCTTAACTTTTGAAGGAGTTAATGATGAAAAGAAACTAAGACAATACACTGAAATGTTTATGGCATCTTACACTGGTGGATCAATAGCTGCAATGCCAAGTGGTGTAAAGTTTGAAGCAATGGGTAATGATCCACAAAAATCGCAGTTTGTAGAAACTGAAAACTATATGCGTGGCGAAATTGCTAGATGGTTTAGAATGCCATTGAGTAAATTACAAGATTTATCTGATACAAATAATTCAGCATTAGAACAAGTTAATATAAACTATGTTACTGATTGTCTAATGCCTTGGATTGTACGTTTTGAGCAAGAAGCTGATCAAAAACTATATGCAATTTATGAGCGTGATATTTATGATGGTTATATTGATACTGATATGCTTTTAAGAGGTGATTCAGCAGCAATGGAGCGCAAAGTAAGAACAATGTTCACGAGTGGTGCAATAACTCCAAATGAAGTACGAAAAATGTATGCAATCAATACAATTGATGAAGATTATGCAAATAGTAGCTATATGCCAAGCAATATGATGCCAGGTGAAACTGCTATTCCTTTTTGGACAGCACAAGCAGAAAAAAATAACCAATTAACCAATAGTCAGCCTGGAATGGGTGGCGCACAACAATAAATGGAAAGAAGATTTAACACAAGAGCTGCTGATATAGTAAGCGAAGAGGGCAGAACTATAAAAGGGTATGCAAGCACATTTGATAGTTTATATCCTATGTATGAAGGTTACAATGAAACAATAGCACGTGGTGCATTTGATGGTTGTGATTTTACTGATGTTGTAGCTTTATTTAACCACGAAAGTGAATTATTATTAGCTAGAACTAAAGATGGTGTTGGCACACTTAAATTATCAGTTGATCAAAAAGGTTTATACTTTGAATTTGAAGCATTAAATACAACAGTAGGCAATGATGTACTTGAAAACATAAAAGCAGGTAATATTCGTGGATGTTCATTTGCATTTACTGTATCTGAGCAAAAAGTTGAGGAATTTGCAGATGGAACTTGTTTAAGAACAATTTTAAAAATAGATAAATTGTATGATGTAGGACCAGTAGTTAATCCTGCTTATGAAGATACTGAAGTTGAAGCTTGCAAAAAAAGAAACAAAGAATTAATAAAAAAAGAAGATACAAAACAAATAAATGAAAGCTATTATATAGCACAAAAATTTAAATTTAATTTAAACTAAAAAAAACAAACAATAATGAAAAACTCAAGTGTTGAATTACGCCAATTACAAGCGTTAAAAAGAAACGAAGGTTCTGATTTAGTTGCTAAAGCTGAATTAGAAGGAAGAGAATTGACTACAGTAGAATTAACTACTTTAAGATCAATTGAAACTGATGTAACTGCTTTTGATGCACAAATCAAAGATGCAGAATTAAGAGAAAAATTTGCTAAGTCAAATGTTGAAGGTAGAAAAACTGCTGAAGGTGATTCTAAAGAAAAAAGAGAAATTGCAAACTTCTCATTCGGTAAATTAGTACGCGAATTAAGTTTATCACGTGGTGATGAAAACGCAATTACAGGTCTTGAAAAAGAAATGTTGCAAGAATCAGCAAAAGAAAAAAGAGCTTTAGGTTCAATGGGTGATGGTTTATACTTATCAAACAAATTCTTAACTGTTGAAAACAGAACAATGAGCGCAGGTTCATCTACTGCAGGTGGTAACTTTATTGCTACTGACAAAGTTGGGTTCTTTGATGCATTGTATGCTAAAACTGTTTTACCTCAATTAGGTGCAATTAAATTAGAAGGCTTAGCAGCTAACACTGATTTAACTGGATTTAGTGCAGGTGTTACTGCAGGTTGGGCTACTGAAGTTGCTGATGCAGCATCAGGTGATCCTACTACAGCTTCACGTTCTATTACCCCTAAGCGTTTAACTGCTTATGTTGATTTATCTAAGCAATTATTGTTACAAGATAATTTCAGTATTCAAAACTACACAGTGCAATCATTTATGAAAGCTTTTGCAGTAGCAATTGAAGCAGCAGCTATTAATGGTTCAGGTTCATCAGGACAACCTACAGGTTTATTAGGAACAAGTGGAATTGGATCGGTAGCAATTGGAACTAATGGTGGTGCGCCAACTTTAGCTAAGATTCTTGAATTAATCCAAGTTGTAGAAACTGCTAACGCTGGAATGAATGGTAAATTCTTAGTTAATCCTAAAGTTGTAGCTAAATTAAAGCAAACTGTAATTGATTCAGGTAGTGGTGCTATGATTATGCCTTATATGAATTATTTTATGGGACAACCTGAGCAAATCGCAGGTAAAGAAACTTACAGCACTTCAAATGTTCCTTCTACATTAACTAAAGGTTCAACTTCAGGTACTTGTTCAGCAATTATCTATGGTGATTTTGAAAATTTAGTAATAGGCCAATACGGTGGAATAGATTTAGTTATTGATCCTGCTTCACAAGCAATCGGCGGTAAAACTAGAATCGTTATGTCACAATACGTAGGTGTTGCGGTTAAACAACCAGCAGCATTCGCAGCTATACTAGACGCAACAACTGTTTAAACAGTAATTAAGCGTGAATGGAAGTAGGGCGGCTCGATACCGCCCCACGCTTCAAAATGGAAATACAATTTATAAAAAGTCCGATCGGATTTGGTTTAGGTTATCATATTGGCGAATTGGCAACAATTAACGAAAATCAAGCTAATGAATTAGTTGAATTAGGTTTTGCAGTTAAGATTGAAAAAGCAGTAAAAGTTGAAGTAAAAACAATTAAAAAAGCAGTAAAGTAATTGGAAACATACGTAGTAATAACAGCACCATCAGCAGAGCCAATTACATTGGCAGAAGCTAAACTTCATTTGAGAGTAAATAACTCAGTTGAAGATGCGCTTATTACTGCATTAATTACAGCAGCTCGCCAATTTGTTGAAGGCTATACTTGGAGGCCATTAATGACACAAACTATTGATGTAGTATTTGATACTATTATTGATAGAACAATTATGATTAATAAAGCTCCAGTGCAATCTGTTACAAGTGTAAAGTATTTAGATTTAAATGGAACTGAGCAAACAATTAGTAGCACATTATATGTAACTGATTTGTTAAATTCACCCTGTAGAGTAAAATTAGATAGTATTCCAAGTATAAAAGATACATTAAATGCTTTTAAAGTTAGAGTAGTTTGCGGTTACACAAGTGCTGCATTAATTCCACAAACTTATAAAAGTGCAATGCTATTAATTATTGGCCATTTGTACGACAATAAGCAGCAAGCTCAATCACAAACATTAAGTGAAATTCCATTTGGAGTTTATACTTTATTAGACATAGAAAATAATAAATATAACAGATCGATATGATTAAACAAATAGCAACACAAGGAGCAACTGTAACTCCAAGCGATACGACATTTTTAACTAATCCTGGTACTTTGTACGTAGGTGTTAGTGGTGATTTAACTGTAATTCATTTTGATGATTATGCAGGTTCACCAACCGCAGTTCTTTACAAATCAGTTCCTGTTGGTTTCTTTCCTGTAGCGGTTAGAAGAGTAAATGCAACAGCAACAACAGCAACTAATATTATAGTAAATTACTAGTGAATATTATTAGCGGTAAATTTGATATGACTTGTGAGCTTTTTGCTCCAATTGTTACTACTGATTCAAACAGTGGTGAGGTTGCACAGTCATATTCAGGAACTGCTACTGCTACTATATTTTGTTACGTAAATAATAGGGCAAATAATGAAGCTTTTAATGATATGCAACGCCAAAGCAATACAACTACTACAGTTGATTGTAGGTGGGCTGATATTGATGCATTAAGTGTAACAAATAGTTGGTTAATGCGAATTGAAGGCCAAATGTATCAAATAACAGGTATAGTTGATGCAGTTGAGTTTCAACGCAGAACAGTAACGAGGTTAAGTGGAGTTGAAAGGATTGGATAATGGGAACGTTTCAAAGGCAAATAAGCAATAGACAAGATTCACGAAGAGGTGGAAAAAGTAGTGGTGCTATTCGTGTTTGGACTGAAAAAGAAGATATAGGCGGATTGATTAGGCAATTAAAATCGGTTACAGGGAATAATAATTATTTTTTTCACGATATAATTTCAAAAGCAGGTCAAGAAGTTGAAGCTTTAATGAAAAATCAAATTATTAGCAATGGAACTGTGGCAAGTGGAATGTTACGTGATTCAATTAGGACTTTTGTAAGCAAAAAAAATCCTAACTTTATTTGGATAGGCCCTGATTATAGAATTTACAATGGGCAAGGTGGTGGATATCACGCACATTTTATTGAGTATGGCACTAAGGAACGCTATATGAAAAAAGGATTATTGGCAGGAGATTTTACTAGAAAAAGTGGTGGTTCGCAAAAGTTTAAAGGGCCACATAAATGGAAACCATATGCAGGAAAGTACACTGGTAGAATGAAAGGCGATAAACCATTTTTAAGACCAGTTCACGATTTATATGGCAATCAAATTTTAAAAATGATATATGAAGGGGCTCAATCAATAATATTTGAAGAGTGCGAAAAACAAGGAATAAAAATTAAGTAATATGAGTACAAGTAACGCAGGAAATATAGTCTATAATAAATTGGTTAATACAGTTGGTGTTACTAATTTAGTAAGCACTAGAATTAGACCAATGCGAGCTGCGGATACTGATGTTTATCCTTATATTATTTACGAAAGTATAAGTAAACCAAGTTTACAAAGCAAAGAAGGTAATACTGGGTGGTATAAAATGAGGTTTCAGTTAAGTATGCTTGCAACTTCATTAAGTTCGGTGCAATCCATTGCTGATGCGGTTAGAACGAGTATGGATGGTGCGAGTGGAACTATTGCAGGTTTTACAGTACAAAGGATTACTTTTGAAGATGAACGTGATATATTTAACGATAATAGTGCGGTGGATGGGGTTTATATGTTACAACAAGATTATTATATTACAATACAATTATAAAAATATGGCAGTATCAGGAAATTATTTAGGATTATATGTTAACGGACAAAGAATAGCCTTAACAAAAAGCAATGATTTTGCTAGTAAAATGGCAATGATAGACATTACTACAAAGGATTCAAGTGGTAACAAAGAAGTTCAGCCAGGATTAAAGGAAGGATCTTGCTCAATGGAAGGAATTTGCACAAGTGGATTAACTAATTTATTACAATGGCCTGAGGCTTTTGATAATGCTATTTGGACAAAAGGCGGAACAGGTGCAATAAGTGGAACTAAGGTTGCGAATGAAAGTAATCAAATCTTAGCGCAAACTTATACTTTTGGAACAGGCACGCAAATTAAACAAACATTTGCCACAGCACCAAGTGTATTAGCTATTGGTGATAAAGTAGTATTTTCAATATCATTAAAAGGAACAGGAACAGTTACAATTCAAGTTGGTGATTCAGTAGGTAGCACTACAAGTTCAACCATTACTTTATCAAGCACTTGGACACGTTATGAAGCAGTTTATACTTTAGCTTCTACTACTACAATATTTGCTGCAGTAAACAAAGTAAGTGCTACAACAGTTACTTTATTTGGGCCACAAGTTGAAGAGAACACAGTTGCAACTAGTTACAAAGGAAGCCAAGTAACTTTATTAGACTTGCAAACTATAGCAGAAGCGAAAACAAAAGTAACTTTATTATATTCAGATTTTTTAGCATTGGATTTTAAACAAAGTTATGAAGGTTATATATCTGATTTAACAATAAAAAGTTCTAACGATGAAGCAGAAACATTTAGCTGCTCATTTATGGGAACTGGAGTGCAAACAATAAGTAACGTATAAAAAAATTAAATAAATATAACAATGGCATCAAATGGAAATAATGCAAGATTCACACTTGCAACAAAATTAATAAACCAAGTAACATCTGAGGATTTTGGTTTGAAATTGGCAATGATTGATATTACAAGCAAAACAAGTGCAGGTAATAAAGAAGTAATGCCGGGTTTAAAAGAACGTACTGCAAGCGCAGAAATCATATTTGAAACAAAGCCAGGCTCACCAACTGATTGGTATTTTAAAGATGCTATTGATGCTTGGAATGCAGGTACTTTATTGGCTTTCACTTATTCATTAAGCGCAACTGCTGGTGATATTAAGTTTAGTGGAAATTTATATGTTTCAGATTGTGCTGTAAAGAGTGCAAATGATGACAAGATAACTTGTTCATTAACTTTCGCAATAACTGGAGCAGTAACAATAGGAACAGTTTAATTATGAACGCATTGAAAATGAAACACGTTAAGCAGCTAATGGAGTTGCTTAACGTGAAAAATGCAAGCGAATTATTAAGCTATATTTCTAGTTGTTTTGAAACTAAAAAAGTATTGTTTTCTGAGTTAGATGAAACTATGCAAAAAGCAGTTTTAACACAAAAAGAATATGCCAATGATGAATTAGTTGAGCTAAATGATTACGATCAAAATAAATATTGGAAATTTGTTAGTAGCTGTATTCAATTGAGTGAAGGATTAGGCGAAGTTGAAGCGGATGACAAAATAGAATCAATTAATGATTTGTACAAATTTGGTGCTGAATTTCAAAATGAAATTATCAAGCTTCAAACCATTGTAAGCCCAAACGAGATAACCACCAATTAACTAGTTTACTTGGTGGTAATTTAAGTTATGATGATGTAAAATCATTTGCTTATGGTATATTGGGTTGGGATGAAATAAAGTTAAGTGAAGCTTCAATTGATTATTTTGTATTTAGTTGCATTGGTTGGAAGCATAATGATTTATGGAACACACAAACTACAAATAATTTAAATAAAAGATTAGCTTATGCTTTTGCTGAAATACAAACAGCACAAAAGAAAATTGAAATTGAAAAATACTTTCAATTATTTGAGGTAAAAGAAATTGATATAAAAGAAGATTTAAAAGATGCAAGTGGGCATTTCCCAACTAATATATAAATGGCAAAAAATAGTAGTAACATATTAGCTTTAGGGGTTGGATTAAATTTAGATCCATTAAATCAAGATATTGCCAATGCAGCTAAGACTGCAAAGGAAGGAATGGCTACATTAGGCCAATCAGTTGTAGATGGTGGAGCAAAAGCAAGTGGAGCAACTGAAAAACTAGGCGATAAAGTCCAAACAATGCGCCAACAATTAAGATTGGCCACACAAGATGCTCAAGCTATGGCTGAAAAGTATGGCATAATGAGTACTCAAGCTATTGCCAGTGCATCAAGAGCAGGGGAATTAAAAGATAAGATTGGTGATATAAATACTGTAATCACTGCATTTAGTGCGGATTCTAAATTTACAGTTGTAGCAGGTGCAATGCAAAGCGCAGCAGGTGCAGCAAGTATTGTTACAGGTGCAATGGGGTTGCTTGGAACTGAAAGTAAAGCCACACAAGAGATGCTACTTAAAGTTCAAAGCGCATTAGCATTAACTCAAGGATTAGCCCAAATAAAAGAAATGGGTGCAAGCTTTACAGCATTAAATGCGGTTATAGTTCGTCAAGTTATACCTGGTATAGCAGCAATGAGTGCAGGATTATTACTTGCAACAGGTGGAGCGGTTCTTATTATCGGTGCTATTGCTTATGCGGTAAATGAGTATAGAAATAATTTACAAAAAAATGAGCAACAATTAGCCCTTAATGCACAAAGGGAACGTGAATATGCTGAAGCAATAAGAAATTCTAAACAAGAATTAGTACAAAAAACAATAGCTTTAAGGGATGAATTAACAGCCTTAAAAGAAGGTGTTACTATTGATGAAGTACAAATAAGAAACAAAGAAGCTCAGGTTAGTGCTTTTAATGCTTTAATAAAACAATACAAAGACCATAACGACAAAATACGAGAAGATAATGCTTTAAAAACAACAAGGCTTAAAACAGAAAATGCTTTAATTGCCTTAGTAGGGGGACAAAAAAAGACTGAAGCGGATTTAGGTATTATACAAGAAAAAAACACACAAGGTTTAGAAGCAAAAGTACAACTACTTAAAGATGAAATTGAGCAAGGCAGAATCCAATTAGGACTAACAAAAGAAATTGGTGGAATTGAACTTGCCAATAAAAATAAAATTAAATCCGATCAAGATCAATCTAAAGCAGCTTTAGCCTTAGCAAAACAAAACTATAAAGATTTAGCAGAAATAAATAAGAATATTTCAACTAGAGCATTAATTAATGCTTTTGCAGGCCCTAAAGATATAACTTCAGAAAAAGATGCAAATGGATTAAATGCACCAAAATTTATTGAAATAACATATAAAATTAAATCTAAAAT